TAGGGGGGGTGAGGTATGTTACTAACAAGACAAACAGTAATTACTTTTCCTGACAATCCCGAACTAGAAGATATAACCGATAGCATTAAAAGCGGTACAATGTCTTGTAGTGAGATACTTTATCCAAATGGATTTACAATAGGTGAGTGTAATTCAAATAAGTTTGAGGCTGATATATATAATATTCCCGATATAGTTGGTGAAAAAATATATGTTTATCAAACCGAAGATGATATACCCAATATACCTATATTTACAGGATACATTGATTCTTGCAAAAGAAATAAAAATAAACCTGATGAGCCAAGACATATAGTAGCTTATGATGACTTGTACTCTAAAGGTAATATGAATGTTGCTCAATGGTGGGAAGATTTGTTTGTATCATCTACTACCGCAACAATATTACAAGCAAGAACTTCTCTTTGCAATTATGTTGGTATTCAATGTGAGACGGTATCTTTGCCTAATGATTCGGTAACATTCACACAAACACAACAGATAAATAGTATAACCTTTAATCAAGTTATGAAAGCTATATGCGAGGTTAATGGGTGTAGCTGTATGATAGATAGACAAGGGGTATTACGATTTGTTATCCCCGACACAACATCTATCATAGACATAAGGGAAAACTATGAAGGTCAAAATTCAGAATTTGAACCCGACACAACACCTTATATACAAAAGGTTATAATAGAGTCTACATCATCAAATGAACGTGCTGTTGTAGGTAATGGGACTACGGTAGTTACACTTAAGGATAACTTATTCTTGCTTAAAACAAAGGCATCAGACTTGATTGTAATTGCTAATACAATATTAAATACTATTAGCAATATACGATTTACCGAGGGTAGTATCAAGATGATATTATCGGATTGGAATATCAAGTGTGGTAGTTTTGTTCAGACCGAACAAGGTATATCACTTGTAGGTGAATCAGAATTTAAAGGTACATTACTTATAGAACAATCCCTTAAAAGTACTCAAAATAAAAATCTTATTGAAGCTACACACCATAATGTAGCTGAAACCAGTATAAGCGAGGGTGTAGAATCATCTGGACTTAAATATTATAGATATGTAAATCAAAGTGCATATGAAATTGGCGATTTAAGTCAGAATACAATTATAAGACTAAGATATGCATTATCTAAATCAACTATTGTAGTATTTCATGGTATTGTCCTATATGATGTACATATACTTGATAACACACAACCTGCAAAGGTTAAAGTTAGGTATAAAGTTAATAGTACAGAAATAATGGAATATACACCCGAAGAAACACATTATGTTGGTGATGGTAAACATAGCCTAGCCTTAATGTATTTTTGGAAACCAGCTGATTATGATAAAGGTGAATTTGAAGTTCTTATGGAGGCTGAAAATTGTGAAATCACAATTGGTGCTTACAAGATAGAAGGACTTCTTGAGGGAATGGGATTAGTTGGTGATGAGACATGGAACGGTTATCTTGACTTTCAAGAGACTGTACATAGAATCGCACTTGATAGCATTAATGTTAAGCCATTTACCGACACAACATTTAATGTATCAGCACAAGTTCCAACAGGCGGCAGCTTAACAGATGAACTTGGTGCAATAACCCTTGATACAGACATAGTAAATGTCAAAGGATTCAGCGAAGCCCTTTACTTTAATAAATATCCATTACACGTTAACCATTGGAAGGACATTATGAATACAGATTGGGCTGAAGTTGAAACAACATATTTCTGGTAAGGAGGACATATGAGATATACAGCGAATTATGGAATGAAAGAACCACAGAAGAACGTGGACTTAGCTGATGTCGAAGATTTAAATGATAACTTTGAGGACATCGATGAAATCATGCATAACACTCAGATATCCCTTGCCCCTGCATACGACCAAACATCCACTTATGAAGTGGGTGATTTGGTAATGTATGAGAATCTTTTATACAAATGCATCACAGCTATTACGGTTGCGGAAGCGTGGGATGCTACAAAGTGGGAAAGGGCAGTATTAAGTGATAGTGCAGGTGGTGGCGGTGGTGGTGGAGTTACCTATTCCACTACTGAACAAAATACAGGCTTGACTTGGGTTGATGGAAAAGACATCTATCAAAAGACTTATCATTTTACAGAACTGACCGAGCAAAGGTCAAAGAACTATGACATTTCATCTGATAACATTGATTTTGTGATTGCATCAGAAGGAACTGTTAAATTTGGTGCGAATGGTGGGTTTGGTTGGTTTTCAATGCCATACTTTGATAGCAGTTCTTACCATGCTGACATTGGTGCTAAGAACACCCAAATAACCATAGTATCAGAGGGTTGGTATTTTACCGAAGCTTATGTAACACTCAGATACACAAAAGCAATCCCATCACAAGCATAGGAAAGGAGAATCAAATGATAAAAGGTAGAACAGTCATAGAATTGACCGATGTTAATTCGGGCGAAAAGCAAGTCTACAAAGACAGCAATATGGTCACAAATGCGATTAGCCTTTTCTATAAATCAGCAGGAATGACAAATCCTAGCGCATTTAATGACCTCTTAAAGACTGATGCTGTTGAGAATCTATTAGGTGGCATCTTATGTCTTGATAATACCATTACAGAATCAGCAAACATTGTCCATGTTCCAACAGGAATTAACATGGTAGCAAATGGTTCAGTAGGTATCTTAAACAGTGGTAATCCTCCCGAACTTGGTTCATACAACGAATCCGAAAGCGGTTGGCAACAAGACGGAAGTTATAAGTTAACTTTTGATTATACAACTTCACAAGGCAACGGAGTTATTAAGTCAGTTTGTATGACTAGCAAATACGAGGGATTAAAGGGTATTGGAAATGCCTCTAATACAAGTAGAAGTGCATCAGCCCCACAAACGCAAGCAACTTATAATACTATAAATCGTATGGGGTTTGGTAAGCAAGGTGAAGCGGAGTTTGTTGGAGTATATAACAACAAGGTGCATACAATCTCAGCGTATGATAATACTAATCACAAAGTTACTGTGAATGAGTATGCAATTCCTGTTACTAGCCTTGATTTAAGAGATAAGGCAGAAGCAAGACTCGTTGCTACAAGAGAAATAAGCCTACCAAGTCCACTTAATACTTTAAATTTTGAATTTAGTGGACCGATATACGATAGGTCAGGTGACAAGTACAGGGCTGTGGATATGGCGGTTGATGGTCAGTATGCTTATCTCTTATATGCTTACTTAGGAAAAGCGAACATCGGCTATAATGCATACTACTCTTACTTTCTATCCGACAATTACCCTGTATATCTTGTTAAGTATGACATGGTTAATCATGTGTTTAGTGTGAAAGAAACTCTTACAGCATCAGTAGTTGGGTTTTCGAATGAAAATAAACGGCACGGCTTTCAGACAATCACATTAAGTAAGAATTATATTCAGTGGGAAGAGCACGTTATCAATATTGCAAATACTTCTGATGTAAATGATATCAGCAATTTTGATGATTATAAATTTAACAAGACTTTCCTCAAGATTGACGATGACCATATACAATGCAAGAAGATGCTTGTCGACTTAGCTAGTGCCACAGCAAAGCCTGTAAATAGTGGAATTACCTATAACCGTATAGGAGATATTAATGGCTCGTTACACTATGGTTTATCATACGAATATTTATCATCTATCGGAGATGATGCAATAGTTGTATATGCTTGGCGCAATCCTAGTTACATAGCCACCATTAACAATCTTGAAAATGCAGTTGAAAAGACGGGTGACAAAACCATGAAAGTCACCTATATCTTAACATTTACGGATTAAGGGGGTGATTAAATGGCAATTTACTATAACGGACATCAGCACGCTACTAAAGGCGGAGGAAGCTCAGGTGGCGGTGGAATAGACTACTCCACAAACGAACAAGACACGGGGTTAAAGTGGATTGATGGTAAGCCAATTTATCAAAAGACTTTTATCATCACGCAGAATGATACTTGGGAAGATTTAACAAGTCTTAATATTGACACTTGTATTGAACAAAAAGGAACGTTTAATTCAGTATCGGGAGCTTGTGAAGCGTTCAATATAAGAGTAACAGATGTTTATTACGCTTATATTGAAATGGAATTAACGAACAATAGATTCCGTGTATACATAGAAGGTTGGACACTTGCAACCGCAAGAGTAACTTTAAGATACACAAAAACAACAGATACAGTATAAGGAGGTAGAAAGGAATGAATACTTTAAAAATTGCAGTATTAAAAGATGGAACGGTAGCAAGACAGTTACTTAATTATCCAACAAAAAATGATGCTTTATCAGCGTTATATTCTGAATTAAATTATGCTACTTCTAACCCAAAATGTGTGTCGTGCATCATGGAAATGATTGATGATAATGGCAGGGTGGTTAAGTATGAACATTACATCAGAGAAGAAGTATCAGAAGTAACTAAAAAAGAGGAAGAAGTAGAAGTAACTAAAGAATAAGCATCAATGGAGGACTAGAAAAGGTATGACTATTTTAACAAATGCTGGGATTCCTCAAGGTGTAGCGCAATTAATACAACAAGTAGGTTTTCCTATATTTACATTCTTATTAGCTTGTGCTTATATCTACTGGAAAGAAAAACAATATGATGCAAAAATGGATAAACTCACACAGTTATATTTAGACCAACAAAAAGAATTTGCTAATCAAATAAGTGAGTTTAAAGACGCAATCAACAATAATACAGCTACAATGTTACGTTTTAGAGATACGCTAGATGGTTTAGTTAACAAAAAAGAAATACAGAAAGCTGAGGTAATAAACGATTGAAAAAGAAAATAATAACCGCTATACTTATATTAGCATCAATCATTCCTATATGGATTGGTGAGGTTTGCTATGATAAACCTGTACAAAAACCAATTAGAGGAAATGTCAATTGGAATAATTGGCATTAAAGATAGAAAGGAGAGTAATTTATGATTTTTAAGAATAACAAAGTTTACAAAATTTTAAAGTGGATAGGTATTACCGCTTTGCCAGCACTTATGGTATTCTATGGTGTTGTTGCAAAGACTTGTAACATTCCTTACACAACCGAAGTTCTTACAATATGGGGAGCTTTTATTACACTATGGAACACTTTACTTGGCATAAGTTCTGAGTCATATCACAGTAAGGAGGCAAAGTAATGTTAAACGGTATTGATGTAAGTGCTTGGCAAGGCACTATTGATTGGAAAAAGGTAAAGGATAGCGGTGTAGAAGCCGTTATCCTTAAGGCTGGCGGTTCTGATGATGGCTTTTATACTGATAGCAAGTTTGAAACAAACTACAACGGTGCAAAGGAAGTAGGACTCAAGGTAGGTGCTTACTACTTTGTGGGAAGTCAGTTTGTGACAAGGGCAGATGGTGAAGCTGATGCTTTAAGATTCCTCAATATCATCAAAGGCAAGCAGTTTGATATGCCTGTATATGTTGATGTAGAAGCCACAAGACCTGAAGATAAAGAAGGGACAACAAATGCAACCTCAGCTTTTTGTCTTTATATGGAGCAGAAAGGATATTTTGTAGGCATTTATGCAAGTGAGGTAAGTGGCTTTAGAGATAGGCTTAATGATTCTAAGCTCGGCTCATTCACACATTGGGTAGCTTGCTATGGTGATGAAGAACCTGCTATCAAGTATGGCGGTTGGCAGTATTCAAGTAGCGGTAAAGTCAATGGCATTGATGATAATGTAGACATGGATAAGTTCGAGGATTATTCAGGTGTAATCATCAAAGGCGGTTTTAACGGATATGCTAATAAGATTAAGCAAGAGGCTGTCTTTCCATCAAAGAAAGTCATAGAAATTAAGCATAAGTCAAACGATGAGATTGCTAATGAGGTTCTTAAAGGACTTTGGGGCAATGGTGATGATAGGAAAAAGAAACTTAATGATGCTGGTTATGATTACAGTGCTATCCAAGAAATAGTTAATAATAAGTGTAAAGCTAAACAAACAATTACATATACGGTTAAGAGTGGTGATACATTATCATATATTGCTGATATGTATGGTACTACTTATCAACATATTGCCGATATTAATGGCATTAAAGACCCTAATGTAATTTATGTCGGACAAGTATTAAAAATCAAATAAAGGAGGTTTACAAATGGCAAAGAAAGATATAGAATTATCTATAAAGGAATCAGTTGAAGAAAAACCTACTTATAAGGTAGTAGAAAAGATAGGTAGGATAGGAAATATAACTAACCTTGCTATAAGGGAACAAGCTGATATGAAATCAAAGATTATAGGCTATGTTAAAGCTGATACATATACTATAACAAAGATTGAAAACTATTACGCTTATATCCCTGTATTAGGTGGTTGGGTAAGCACAAAGTTTATTGACTTTATAAAGTAGAAAAATATGCTTTAAATAAGAAAGCAATAGATTATAACATTACTTCCATTATAGCCGAACAAGATAAGAAACATAAGAAATACAAAAGAAAAATGCATGATATATGTATATGATAATTTAGGGGTGATTATAGGTATCTATGGTTGCCTCTATTTTTTTAAATTTAGGTGTTGACAAATAAATAATCATGTTATATGATAAGAACATCAAAACAAGCAAATACATTGAAGTTTGAAGAAATATGTTATATAATGTTTAAAGAAAAACAAAGGAGTCAATTATGATAACAATCGACATTAGAAAATCAAATAAATGTAATGAGGAATATAGTGCTTTTGTATCTTTTCCATATGATAACACTATTATTAATACAATAAGAAGTTTATCAACAAGATACTGGAATAATGATACAAAGGAGTGGGAAATTCCTACAAAGAAAATTGAAGTACTTGTAAGCAAGTTACAGGATTTTGACATTACAATCAAAGGACATTATCTTGAAGATGAAAAAGAAGTAGAAATTGATAAGTTAGTTCCATCTGACTTTGAGTTTAAGACAAAGCCTTTTGAACATCAGGTTGAGGGTTTTGAATATGGTCTCAAGTATGATAGATGGTTATTAGGTGATGAGCAAGGTCTTGGAAAAACAAAGCAAGTAATTGATATTGCAGTAGCAAAGAAGCTTGCGAAGGGATATAAGCATTGCTTAATTATATGTGGTGTTAATGGTCTTAAATATAACTGGTATAATGAAGTTCATACACATTCAAATGAGGGTGCTAGAATCCTTGGACAAAAAGAAAGAAAAAACGGAAATATTGTGGTAGGTTCTTCTAAAGACAAACTTAATGACCTTAAGAACATCAATGCAATAGATGAATATTTCCTTATTACAAATGTTGAAACATTAAGGGATTCTGATATTGTAGATGAACTTAAGAAGCTTTGCAAAGATAATACAATCAGTATGATTGCATTAGATGAGGCTCACAAGTGCAAAAATGCAACATCACAGCAAGGTAAAGGACTTCTTAAGCTTAATGCTAAAACAATGGTTGCCATGACGGGTACACCGCTTATGAACACGCCACTTGACCTTTATATTATTCTTAAATGGTTAGGTTATGAGAAACACGCTATGTATTCTTTCAAGAATCATTATTGTGTGATGGGTGGTTACGGTGGATATGAAATCTTAGGTTACAAGAATCTTGATGAATTACAGGAAAGACTTAACAATATTATGTTAAGAAGATTAAAGAAAGATGTTCTTGACCTTCCAGAAAAAACACTTGTAAATGAATATGTTGAGATGACACCAAAGCAGGCTGTTATCTATAAGGAAGTTACTGCAGAAGTTAAGAGTAATATTGACATGATTAAGACTTCCCCTAATCCACTTGCCGAACTTATTAGATTAAGACAAGCAACAGGATATACAGGTATCTTATCAAGTAGTGTTCTTGAATCTGCTAA